CGCCGCGCTGCTGAAGCTATTGAGAGAGACAGAGAGTGGGTAACGTATTGGGATGGGACGACAAAGGATGACTTGCCAAACTTTAAGTCTACCAAGATGAACGCAAGGCAAATTGAAGAGGCCCAGAAAGCTGGTATTGAACTTGTACCTCTTGGCCTTGCTGGGTCTTACATTTCCCAATCCGCGCTGGTTCAAAAAGCAAGAAAACAGGCAGAGGTTGACTTAGCAAAATTGCTTAGAGAACAAGGGGAAGCGCGCGGTAAAGCCATAGAAGGAACTGTTCGTACGGTCGGCGAGGGGCCTGATAAGCGTACAGTCAGAGAAATTATGGTAGAGGTTAATAACCAACTGACTCCTATAGTCTATAACGCCGATCCCGGTAAGAGCTTTGACCGCAATTCAATGGCAGTAAATCAAACTGTTCAATCTGTCGGAATTGTGCGGGATATGAAGAAAGCAGTGAAAGAGGGTGCCCTTGGTGCAGAGGGGGCCATCAAGTTTGTCGAGGGCAGCATTAAAGATTATTTTGTTGGCGGCAAAGGCTTCACTCTTGACCAAACTGTTGGGGCGCTTAGAAGTGCCGGAGGGGTCGAGGGGGATTTGGTTTGGCGCGGAGATGACCCAGCAGCGGAATCGCTACTAAAACGAAGCATGGGGGAAGCATACAACAAAGACTTGTCTGCCAAAGAAAACTACATGCGATTCGTTGAGAGTACCGCTGTTTTCGCAAGCGTAACTGACGATCAAATAAATAAACTTAGAAAAGAAGCCGCAACTGAGTCGGACGAGGGTAAGCGCAGTGTATATGAAGCTAGAATTGATTACTTAATCAACCAGCGTTCGCTTGCGGCAGCCTTGGCCCCATTGCTTTTGGGGGAATCCGGCAGGACTATTTCTGACGCCGACCGTATTCGCGTTATCCAACTTATGGGCGAATTTGCCGACTCATCTAAGGCGGGGCTACTTTCAAGACCCAAAGTTGCAATGAGGGCACTTAACAACCTTGAGTCAGTGCTAGCGCAGAACGCTAACAAATTTGCTAAATCGATACGAGCAGAAGTTGAAGAGCTTGATTTTGCTTCAAAAGCCCAAGTTTATTTGGCTAGACCGGGAGACATGGCCTACGTCATGACAGATCCTGTAAAGAATTCTCTCCAACGTGCCACGGACTCACTTAATGCTTACGAAAAACTCTTCCCCCCATCCGGCGGGTCCAGTGCTGACCAAAACGCAAAGCCCTCAGTTCATGCTGGGTCAGCCAGTAGTCTTACAGCGAGTAAATAGAGATGGGAAGGATAACCGTAGATAACGATTATGGCGCTAATGTTCGCTATGGCTTTGACATTGAGGGGGACACTCCTACTCAAGAAGAAATCGACGCGATTCAGCTTTACCTTAGGAACAGGGCTCCTGAGGAAAAGCAGCTAGTTGCTGAGATAGGCGCAGATAGGAGTGGCGTTAAGGACGTTGCCCTTCGTTACGATATTGCTAACCGAGAACTCGACGAGGAAAAGGAGGCCCTTCTTGCGGAAAAATTCGGCAAGGATGGTTTCGTCAAGCTGACAGATGGTCAGTACGCTCTTACTCCGGCATCTCGGGAAAAGATTGGTCAGCCCGGAAACTCCTTGCTGACGATTGAGGACAAGGGATTCTCTGCTTACGATCTGGTTGACTTTGCCGGTCAAGGCGGTCTTGCAATGATGGGCGGTCTTGCCGCTGGATTTTTGACTCTTGGTCTTGGCTTTATTCCTGCTGCCCTAATCGGCGCGGCTGCTGCGGGGGGCGGTAAGCTCCTTGATGAAGGGATCGAGTGGTCGCGTGGTTTACAACGCCAGTCCTTCAAGGATGTCGCTAAAGACGCCGGTATCGAGGCTATGTTGGATGTTGGCGGCACGGGTATTGGTCGCGGTATTTCTGCCCTGATTGGTCGCCTGATAAAGGGCGGGTCCACAAATGCAGAGAGGGCCGCGCAACGCGAGCTTATGGAGTGGAGCAAAGAAAGCGGCGTCAGCTACCTTCCCGACATAGGCAGCACCGCTGGCAAGGGCCTCCTGCTCCGCACTCAGGCTATTGTTGAGGCTATTGCTGGAAACAAAAGAGCGCCAGTAATCAAAGAGAACATTGAGAATCTATCCCAGATTATTGCGCGTGAAGAGGGGCTTCCAGTTGACGAAGCTGAAATTCTTGTCCGTAAGCTCATAGACGATCAGGCGAATATCATTGAGAGACAGGTCGGCACTGTCGCGGATCAAGCGCGGACGATCTATGCTCCAACGGTGAAGAAAATTGGCAGTGATGTTCGTGCCGCCATTGACGGCGGTGACGCAGAGACTGTTCAGCAGCTTTCTAAGAACCTTCTGGCGCTTGAAGCAGAGCAGATAAAAGACATTGGCCTTGCTTTTGATACGGTCGGTGATCTGATGAACATAACCCTAAACAAGTTGGCGAAGCCGATTGGTAAGGGTGTAACGGCAGATACTCCGGTTGTTTCTGTTGGGCCATTTGCCGTGGCTGAAAAGAGTATCGGTTTGGATGCTCTTAAATCGATAAAGTTTTCTGAAGAAGGCGACGGTCTTGTCATAGATATATCGCGCACCCTTGAAGCAATGCGCGGCCCAGACGGAAAGTTCTCAGATGACTTTGTGCAGGCTCTTAACAATCTTTCATATAGGCGAAAAAAGAGCATTAAGGGTAGTAAGCCAGCGCCCAGCAACGGAACCCTTGGCAGTCAGCTTATTAAAGACGGTGAGTTGAACCCGGAAAGAGCGGGACTGATATCAATTCCTGAGTGGCAGGCCATAAGAGGTGCAATCAATGCTCAGGGTAGATTCAATAAAAACTCCGCACTAATTAGGGCTGCGCGTACCGGAGATGCCCCAACTTTTGACGATCTTACCTACATATACAGAAGTCTTACAGATGACTTCGATACGTCGATTGACGTATTTGCGGGGAAGATCGGCATTGTTGACGATGGCATAAGCGTCTTTAAGTCAACAAAAGACCTCTCTCGCGCAGTTGATAATGCTCTTGGTCGGCAGGGAATGCCAAAATTTACCAAGAAAAACCTTGATGCACTAAAGAGAGATGTAAAAAACCTTTCTGTTGGCATGGATGCCTTGAGGAGCCTTAACGGTGTCTATGCCCGTCAGACAGAAATTTACGAGAAAGAGGTAATACAGTCTCTGCAAAAGACCTTTGAAAAGGTAAGCACTGTTTCAAAGACAACCGGCAAGCCAGACCCCGTTGAAATCAAAACGGGTCTTTCGCAGCTTGCAGAGGCGGCAACAAAGAACCCGGACCAGTTCGATTACTACGCGCGCATTCTTGCCGACCCACTTTCGTTTAAGGAAGGCGCGGTGAACGTATTGAGAGGCGCTCTGGAATCCTACCAGTCGCTTGGGAAAACAAACGCGGGGCTGAATGAGGTAAGGGCGCTACAGAAGGCGATAGCGTCGATTGGCAGGGTTTCGCCCGAGGCTCAGAGGGTTACTGATCCCAAGTTGGCCCGTCAAGTTCTTGGCAACTTGATGGTTGACCGTATCTATAGCCAGAGCATGAATGTCGATACCGGCGTACTTAATATGCTGCAATTCGGTAAAGACATGAAGCGGATCGGACCCGCCTTGTCGAAGATTATCGGGAAGGAAGCGTCAGATCAGTATATGACTGTTGCTGATGACATCATCGGCCTTGATGGGATCATGCGTTCTATTCAGGGGCTAACCCCTGAGCAAAGGGCACTCACGGTAAAGATTACTGATAATCTTGCAGAGGTTTCTGACCCCACCGCCGCCCTTAATAACGCCCGCAAAACTCTTTCAGACCTGAAAGAGCTAAAAAAGTCTTTCATTGGTCAGGCACTCAGTGATCCACAGCGTGGGGTTAATTTCGTCAAGATTGCTGACTCTGCAATCTCTCCAAATTTCAAATTCTCACAAGACCTGTTGCCAGCCATCAATAGGCTTCGTTCTGTCGCTACATCCGCCGAAGAGATGGATGTAATTGAGAGTACGCTGAAAGATCAGTTGAGAACATCTTTCTTCAAGAAGGTTGCTGGAAACGGCGAGACTATTACGGAGAGGACAAACGCCGATCCGGCGAGAGCAGCCCTGAACTACATGAAAATGAAAGAGTTGCTGAATCTTGGAGAAATGGGGCGCAGGCGTGGAGTTCCGGGACGCGGAGAGATTGACCGTGAAACTCTCAAATATGCTTTTGGGGACGACGGAGTTAAGGCCCTTGAGAAGCTGGCTTCTTACGCCGAGAACTTGGCTGGCAGAGAGTTGAGGGGCAAGGGCGGTCTGCAGGCGGCAAGTATCGGCGCTGGGATTGCGGCAGCTACTGTTGTTGACCCAATTACTACGATAACTTCGTATGCTGGTTTTGAGGCCCTATCCCGTTTGTTTAAGTCTCCGACCATCATCAAATTCTTTCTTCGCCCGAAGAAGGATACCCTCGCAATGTTTCGTCAGGTTGAGAAGGGCGGCATACCGGAAAATGGGTTCCTTGCCGCCTATACTACGGCCTTTAAGACCATCCTTGATGCCGACGATAAGGGGGAACTCAAGCTAACCCCAGAGCAAAGGGCGGCTCAGATAAAGGGCCTGAACGAAGCCCTTGAGGCTGCTGGCATACTTGAGAGAGAGGCCAAGGGGGCTAAGAAGCCCACCCCTACTGGGATTGTTCCAAGAAGCCCAGAGCCTGCTCCGCAGCCTCAATCTCGCGCTGTTTCTCCGCAGCCGACCCCGACGCCGCAGCCTGCTGTGCAACCAGCAGCAACCCCCCAACCGGCTCCACAGGCTGGCATTAGAACCATTTCCGCTCCAGCGCCTGCTGGAATTAGCACGGCATTGCGTCAGCAGACTGAGCAAGGCTTAATGCAACCGTATAGTGGTGTTGGTTCAGTGAGGGTGTGATGAGTAGTGAAGAGCTTCGCGTTCTAATCGCAGAGATTCAGGGTGATGTACGGTTGGTCAATGAGAAGATCGACCATGTTCGCGAGAGCTTTGAGGACAGGCTTCACACAATCAAGACCAACGACATTCACCATGTTCAGATGAAGGTAGACAATATCTACCGTGGAGTCTGGTTTCTGGTGGCGCTCATTCTCAGCAATTTTGCTTTGGCTATCACCAACATCTTCTTTCTATGACCATGCTTAGCCAGCACTTCTCATTGCGGGAGATGACCCGCAGCCAAGTCGCTTCTCGCCTTGGGATCGACAACACCCCGGACGAGTCAGCCATCAAGAACATGATGGCCCTGTGTGAAAATGTCCTTGAGCCGATTAGGAAACACTTTGACACCCCATTTAGTCCATCATCTGGTTACAGGTGCCCGCAACTGAACCAAGCAATTGGCGGATCAATTACGAGCCAGCATTGCCTTGGTCAGGCTGCTGACATTGAGATTCCGGGGTGGGACAACAGAAGTGTTGCACTCTGGATCAAGGGCCATGTTCCCTATGACCAGTTGATCCTTGAGTGCTACAAGCCTGAAGACCCACATTCCGGCTGGGTCCATGTCAGCTACACAGATGTCAACCGCAAAGAATTTCTTGTCTTTGACGGCTCCAAGTACACCTTAGGAAAGTGAGCCAATCCCGTTACGGGCGGCCTCTTCCTTGATGTCGCTTGACAGGAACTCTTGATCGATCAGTTCTTTGACTTGACCTGAGAGTTTCCTGTTGCGAACCTTGGCGATAAAAGAAAGACGCCGATAGGTGCTTTCAGGGATGCTCAGTGTTTTCCAACCAGTGCGATCAGTAGGCATATGTCTCTCCGAAAAAATAAGTACAACGCCAAGAAGACGAATGTTGATGGGATTACGTTTGACAGCAGGCGGGAAGCGAGCCGTTACGGCGAACTCAAGACCCTCCTGAAGTCCGGGTTGATATCAGACCTTGAGCTACAGGTTCCCTTCTCGTGCATGATTAACAGCAAAAAAATCTGTTCGTACAAAGCTGACTTTGTGTACACCCAAGACGGCAAGCGCATCATCGAGGATGTGAAGGGCTTTATGACGAGGGACTTCAAGTTGAAGAAGAAGCTCGTTGAGGCTCTGCATAATATCGAGATTACGTTGGTCAAGTAGTGCGCTACTAATCGTACACCAAGCGTAATATCTGTCAACACAAGCGTGTTCCACACCTATTGAGAAAAAACCCCCGGAACCACCAAAGGCTCCGGGGGCGAGTGCGTCCTGAGGGACGTTGGGAGGACCAGAATTATGCAGAAATCTGCCAGATTTGACAAGTGCGGCGGTTAGCGACTATTAATGCATCATTCGGTGGTCGGAATAACGGCAGCGCCGGATGAACTTGGAGGGGGTACTGTGGGATTCTGCTACACCCCAGCCGCAGCCCGAAAGACCGAGGCGGCAGCAGAGCAGGGCGTGGCTCCCTGAACAAGCAGCGGTTGATCTGACAGCGTCACGGTATGTCAGGGCCTTGTGCGACGGATGGCTCCAGTGGTGCAGGGAGGGGACGCCCCACTCTTTAGTGGGGATAGTCTCCCTATGCCTAGTACTCAGGATTCACCAGTGGTGCAGTTAGGAAAGGAAAGAAAGATGGAAGTCACGAACAAGCACAATTTGCCTTACCCGTTTGTGAAGGCGCTGACGGGAGACAGGAGGCAGCCTGTAGAAAAGCGCGTTGGCGTTACGACGTTGATTAAGCCGCCACGGATGGCAGCCCTTGAGAGGCAGAACTGGGACAAGACCTCAGTTGATGCATCAGAGATGATGTATGCCCTTCTGGGGAATGCTTTTCACAAGATCATTGAAGACAACTCCGAAGGCGACCCTGATCTTGAAGCGGCTGAGCTTAAACTAGAAGGTCAATACTTTGGGTGGACTGTCTCAGGGATTATTGACCGCATCTCGAAGTCAGGTGTGATTACCGACTGGAAGACCACATCTGTGTGGAGTGCGGTTTACGGGAACGACGGTTGGGAGCCGCAGCTAAACGTCTATGCCCAGCTTGCGAGAGACAATGGATACGACATCAGAGGTCTGTCGATCTTTTCGTATTTCAGGGATTGGAATGAGCGTCGTTCTTTTGATGGCGGCTCTTACCCGGAGCATATGTGGGGCAGTTACGACATCCCGCTTTGGTCTGAAGAAAAGGCCAAGCTCTACATCCAAGAGCAAGTCACGGCGCTGGAGGCAGCCCTTGATGGAGAGAATGTTCTTTGTAGCGAAGAAGACAGGTGGGCGACGGCGGATACTTACGCCGTGATGAAGCCCGGCGCGAAGAGGGCGACAAGGGTCTTCGATACGGAGGAACAGGCAAAAGAATATCTTTACAACAATGTAGGAAAGGGTAAAGTTGAGTTGCGGATCGGTGAAAAATTTAAGCGATGTCAGCGATACTGCGGCGCGAGCGCATTCTGCCAGCAGTATCAGGAAGGAGTAAGAAATGAATCTGCATGATCTGAGTGCGCCGTTTAACCCCGACGAAATCGAATGGCGAGTTGGGGCCACCAACAAAGACAAAACAAAAGGTATTGCTCTTGCTTACATCACTGCCAGAGCGGTGATGGATCGGCTTGACCAAATCTGCGGCCCGGAGAACTGGCAATGCAGATACAGCCATGCTGGAGACAAGACCGTCTGTGAGATCGCCGTTCGTTGCAATGACGAATGGGTGGTGAAATCAAACGGCGCTGGCGACACTGATGTTGAGGGTCCGAAGGGCGCGTTGTCTGATGCGTTTAAGCGGGCTGCCGTGTTGTGGGGTATTGGTCGTTATCTGTACTCCCTTGATAGTCCTTGGGTGGCTCTGGAGGCCCGTGGGCGTTCATATGTTATCGCCAAGTCTGAACTTCCGAGACTGAAATCCATGCTTGGCTCTGTTAAGCAGGAGACCCCTGTTGTCCGTCTGACAATCGAGCAAGCAAACGAGAGGGCATCCCAAATTGAGGGTCTGCTTCGTGATTGCAAGTCATTGGATCAGTTGAAAAAAATCTGGGCTGAATCCGCGCAGGCGTTGAAGCTGGTGTCTGAGGGGGACGGTTCTCTCTACTCTGCCCTTGTAGAAGTTAAAGATGCAATGAAGGAAAAGCTGAATGGCTAGTTTGAATAAAGTCACGTTGATTGGAAACGTGGGTAAAGACCCTGAGATTCGCGTTTCGCAGAACGGGAACCAGATCGCCAGTTTTTCTGTGGCGACATCTGAGTCTTGGAAGGATAAATCATCCGGTGAGCGGAAAGAGAAGACTGAGTGGCACCGTGTTGTTTGCTTCAGCCCCGGCCTTTGCAAGTTCATTGACGGCTACGTCAGGAAGGGGTCTCAGGTCTATGTCGAGGGTCAGCTTCAGACACGCAAGTGGACTGATAAATCTGGTCAAGACAAGTACACAACCGAAGTTGTCATTCAGGGGTATGGCGGTGAGCTTAAACTCATTGGCGGAAAGTCATCTGGAGGCTCTAAGGGTTCTGAAGCGCCTCCTGCCAAAGAGTCTTCTTTCGACGATCTTGATGACGAAATCCCGTTTTAGATCGAAGAAGTATCTTCAGTATGTGGCTAGTCTGGGCTGTGTGCTTTGCGGTGCTGATGCTCAGGCTGCCCATGTTAGGATTGGGCACTATGCAATGGGGCTGAAGCCCGACGATGATCGTGTAGTTCCCTTGTGTCCCTACCATCACACTGATGGACCGGACGCACAGCATAAGAGCAACGAGAGAGAGTGGTGGGATAGACATGGCATTGACCCAATCAAACTCGCCTACCTTATCCGAGAGAGCAATTTCGACTATGAGCAGGGATGGTTCGTCGTCAGAGAGGCTAAGCGACTTGCCGGAACAGTGGAGGCTGGCATCGGAGAAGTGGGTGGAACTAGACGGCGCGGCTCGTCTTCTTGAAGACAGTAGCAAGACTATATTCAGTCAGATTATGACGGAGTGGGGGAGCATTCCTGTCAACAAGGCTGAACACAAGTCTCGTCAGGATCAGAGATACGTTGACATCAGAAAGGAAGCCAACGAGATGAGAACGCAAGCTAACCTTGCGAAGGTGCGGGCGGACTACATGAAGATGAAGTTCGAGATGTACCGCACAGCGGAGTCTTCGCGTCGAGCAGAGATGTCTTTGCGATGAGCATAGAGTCAAAGATTATGAAGGACATCAGGTCGTGGAGCCTTGGTGTTCTGGAGGAGCCATCAGAGTTTCTGAATGGCTTTCCTCCGTGCCCTTACGCGAAAGCTGCGTGGAAGCAGAAGAAAGTGTCCATCGAGGTCTTTCACATTCCTGCTGACGTTGACGGCGGCTTGATCGAATGCCCAGAGATATTCGACAACGGCATCAAGAGCATTATTGAGGATGACAAGGATGTCCACATTATAGCAATTCCAAACTGGCAGGCGCTTGTTTCATCAGAAGACATGGACCGGGCGTGTATGGAGGCCAATAAGGTTCTGGCCCCGTCTGACATTTACTTGATGTCGTTCCATCCTGATGACCAGCCGGAATCTGACCATTTCGAGTTCCTGTATAAGACATACGAAGAGGTTCCCGATCTCGACCATTACGGAATGATATTTATTCAGAGGCTGTCTTTGCTAATGGCCGCAAGCGAGGACTTGCTGAAGAGGGGTTATTACGACAACTGGAAAGTTAAGGACTATAATTCCCTCATAGAGCCGAGGTATCTGTCATGGCATATCAGTGAAAGGGCGGCAGCCAATGAAAAAGAGGCCCCCCGTGATTGAGGAAATCCTAAAAGAAATTGAGGACGAAACTGGCGAGGAGTTCGGCGCTGACGAAATTCTCCGCTCCTGCGAGTCATGCGGCTGCCCCGGATTTCTAGTTACAGGAGAGGGAAGGCTACAGTGCGTCAACTGTAACGAGTATGACCAGCATGTAATGGTGCATTTTCTAGATAGTAGGGTAAGCAACTAATTGACCTACTAGCACTCGTGTGTAAGTATGTGTTGCTATGACTACTAGAAACCCATACGCGCGAGCGCTTGCTGACAGGCTTTTCCGTCAACGGAAGGTTGTGCCAAAAAAAGGCCGTGCGTCTTATTCCCGCAAAGGGAAGCGAGGTTGGCATGGTCGAGGTCAACGAGAAGTTCCTGAAGGTTCTTGAGCCACTAGAACAGCAAGTTGAGATGTTGCAGGCCAGCATCTCGGCTATAAAGTCGCAGTTGATGCTGAGCGATAGACGCTACATTGCTCAGATGACTGACGATTACCTTGAAAACCACTTCAGTCCCGGACTGACCGAATGACAGAAGACCTTGCCCTGAACGAGCGTCAGAAGACTTTTGTGAGGGAATTGGTTTACGGCAACTGCTCTCAGACTGAGGCGGCACGACGCGCTGGATTTGCACAGCCCGCTCAGGCTGCTACCCGCCTTCTTAAAGACCCCAAGATTGGGGCTTATCGCGCAGAGCTTCAGGATGACATTGCCGCTGAGTACGGTATCTCAGCAGAGCGGAGTATGCGCGATCTCCTCAACATCAGGAATGGCGCTATAGAGAACGGTCAGTACGGCGCAGCCGTAGCCGCTGAGAAGCTCCGCGCACAGATGGGAGGACTTCTCAACGAGAAGCGCGATGACCCCATGAAGCTGATGTCCAAAGAGCAGATAGAAAAGAGACTCGAAGAGCTTCAGAAGCTGGCAGAAGCAAAGACGGTCGCCCTCGAAAAAACGCAGGACGGAATCTTTACTGCCAAGTCCTGAGTGTTGCACTGATGCAACATCATCAGAAGAAATAGATCAACGACGCGAATAGTCGTTGATCCTGTCCGTAGCCCAATTATGTTGGTCTTGTGTCAAAAGACACGAATGTCAACTTGGAGATTTACTATGGACGAAAACAGCATTGGAAGTCATTACGACCGTCCCGCTGAGCAAATCGATGAGCTTGAGATCGACTCCGATTTCCTTATCGAGAGCATCAAGCGGCTCACAAAAGATCAGCGCAAGGCATTTCAGTCTCTTGGCGAGCAAGAGGCCCGGTTCTTGGTCGATCAGTATTACACGGTGCAGAAGAACCGCATTGCGACGGCTGCCCAAATCAGATCGATGGAGAAAGCCGGTGAGCCTGTAAACGTCTTGCAGTTGACGAAGGCCAACTACGAACAGCTTGAGAAGAACGCCAAGGTTGGCCTGCAAGTCTATGCAGAGAACAACCCTGTTGGTCGTTGGTTGCTGGCTCAGGATGGGATTGGCCCCGTCATTGCGGCTGGGTTCCTCTGTCACTTTGACATTAAGAAAGCTCCGACATACGGGCACTTCTGGTCTTTCGCTGGCCTAAACCCCGAGAAGACTTGGGAGAAGGGTCAGGTTCGTCCTTGGAACGCAAAGCTGAAGACGCTTGCTGCCTTCAAGGCGGGTGAGTCTTTCGTCAAGCGCAGCAATAGCGACAAGTCTTTCTACGGCAAAATCTACAAGGAGACCAAGGCTCAGCTTCAGGCTGACAACGAAAACCTTGAGTTCAAGGAGGTTGCGCTTCAGAAGGCAGAGAAGGTCGGCAAGACCACGGTGGCTTATTCGTACTACTCAGTCGGCAAGCTGCCACCGGCCCACATTCACGCCCGTGCCAGACGCTACGCTGTGAAAATCTTCCTGAGTCACCTTCACTATCGCTGGTACGAATGGCACCACAAGAGACCCCCAGCGGACCCCTACGCAATTGCTCACATGAATCACGCGCACGTTATCGAAGCGCCGGGACCGGAGTTGATCTAATGGCTTGCCCGATAAACATTCCGTCACATTTGTGGGGGGACAAATCCCAGAAGGCTTTGGACAGGTTTCTAATGGTTTTCCCCGGCCTGATTCACAGTGACCCCAAGCTGCTTGAGCTTGAATACCTTGATCTTGCGGTCATCGTCCGGGACGAGATGGACGAAATGGAGGGGGACAGTCAGGCCCTCTCTGCCGGGGCCTTGACGTAATGAATCTTGGTGCATATAAGGGGCGTGTCCACAAACCCTCCAAGGTTGGACCGAGAGCAGGCGGGGTTCTTTTGTCCTTTCTGGCCCTCCTGCTCTCCCCCTTTCCCGCACAAGCTGAAGACCAGAAAAACTGCCTAGCAGAGGCAGTCTACTTTGAGGCTCGATCAGAGCCATTCATTGGTCAGATTGCTGTTGCTGGCGTTGTTCTGGAGCGTGTGCAGAGGCCGGAATATCCAGACAATGTCTGTGATGTGGTTCATCAGGGGCATTATGTTGGTGGTATGCCTATCAGAAACCGTTGCGCTTTTAGTTACTGGTGCGACGGCAGGCCAGAAAAGATTAACGACGAATTAGCTTGGGAGCAGGCTCTGTATGTAGCTGAACTTGCTCTTGACGGTGTGAGGGTCGCTAACACCGAGACAGCAACCCACTATCACGCATC